CTTGACGAGCAGCACGCCCCCACCAAAGCCAGTGGGATGCCTTGGCAAGCAGCGCTAGCATGAAGCCATGATTGAGCTGATCGCTGCTGTTGCGGGAGCATCCATCAGCGTGGCGGCTATGGGCGCCATGGGGTTCAGCCGTCGCAATGATGAGGCCCGCGAGGCAGTGATCAGGCTCACCGCTGCAGTGGAGCACATCGCTACGCAGCTTGAGGTGATGCACAGCGACATCCGCGCCGATCGTCAGGAGACCTTCAAGCGGCTGAATGGCGTTGAGCAACGGGTAGCTACGCTAGAGGCACGCCCACACCGTTGACCATGGACTTTCTATCTCACCCTGCCTTCTGGATCGTCGTGGCAGCTGCCTCTGAGCTGATTGCCCTGTCGCCCCTTAAGAGCAACAGCGTCATCCAGCTGGTGTTCCAAATCCTTAACCTGCTCAAAGCAAAAAAGGGTTAGAGATCGGCCCGCAACTGGACAAAGCAGAAGCCAGTTGGCATGCTGCTCAACCTGTAGCGCCAGAGCTATTGCTAGGTGGTCCCATGAGCATCAAATCACCATGGTCAAACTGACCGACCTGTTTCGGTACTACAAGCACGGCACGCCACATCAGATGGCGGCCATCTCTGAATTAGAAGCCGAGCTGTTAAAGGTTGTTCCAGAGCTGTTTGATAAAGATCAGCCGTGGTACAAGACCTGGCAGCAGGGCGGCAAACTGCATAGCTATGAAGCAGCGGCAAAGCTGATCAAAGAGTTTGAAGGCTGCCATTTATCGGCTTACCCAGACCCGCTCAGCGGCGACGAGCCATGGACCATCGGCTATGGCACCACCAGATACAGCGATGGCCGCAAGGTGCAGCGCGGCGACAAGATCACCGTGGTCGAGGCCAGCAAGCTGCTGGACTTAGAGGTTGAACGCATTGCCGACAAGCTGCGGGCAACAGTGCCATTTTGGAACGCCATGAATGGCGATAAGCAGTGCGCCCTGATCAGCTTTGCCTACAACCTAGGCAGTGGCTTCTACGGCTCGACTGGGTTTGAAACCATCAGCAAACGGCTACACCAAAAAGATTGGGATGCAGTGCCCGAGGCAATGCTGCTGTACCGCAATCCAGGTACTAGTGTCGAGGCAGGGCTGCTGCGTCGCCGGCAAGCTGAAGGACGGCTTTGGGGCGAGGCACCGCAAGCATTGCCGTACAAGGTAAAGCCCAGCGATCCGTTTAGCACCAAGCTGTCGGCGCATTTTACGCTGGGTGAGTTTGCGCTTGGTGATCCGGCGCGGCGGTTTATTGCGCAGCATCAGGTTGACACCGCAGCCGAGCTGGCGGCGTTCTTGGAGCGCGTGCGCACCGCATTTGGCGGCAAGCGCATCACCATTACAAGCGGCTACAGGCCAGCAGCAATCAACCGCGCTGTTGGTGGTGCATCAGGCAGTGAGCATCTGTACGACGCGCTTGGCGTCGGCGCTGTGGACTTTTACGTTGATGGCGCTGACATCAGCAAGGTGCAGGCATGGGTCGATCGTGAGTGGCCGTACAGCGTCGGCTATGGCGCACCCAAGGGCTTTGTGCATTTAGGCATTCGCGCTGGTAAGCCACGAGTGCGCTGGGACTATTAGAATTGTCGTGTAAGCCGCTACCAACGGCATGGCGATTACGTCTACGCGAGTATCGCCAGAGCTTTTGGAGATACGGATACCCTACAACAGCACCAAAGAAGAAGCAACCTTTCTTCTACTATCTGACATCCACCTAGACAACCCAAAATGCAACCGCAAGTTGCTGCTGCAGCACCTTGAGGAGTGCAAGGCGATTGGTGGTCATGCGTTGATGTTTGGTGATGTGCTTTGCCTAATGCAGGGCAAAAAGGATAGACGCGGCAGCAAGGGCGACATCAGGCCTGAGCACCTAGGCGGAAACTATTTTGATTTGGTGTTCCGCGAGTCAGCAGATCTGCTCAGGCCATATGGGGACATGATCCTAATGATGGGCGACGGCAACCATGAGACTGCCGTGCTCAACAACCAAGAGATCGACCCGTTAGAGAACGTAGTGCGGCTCATGCGCAACGATGGCGCTGTCACTGAGCACATGGGCTATCAAGGTTTTGTGCGGTTTGCGTTCCGGCAGCCAGCTGGCCGTACACGCCGCTGCACGTTGTTTTTTCATCACGGCGCATGGGGCGGCATCGTCACCAAAGGCACTATGGGTGGCGGACGATATGCACAGATTGCACCTGATGCGGACATCATGGTCAACGGTCATAACCACGAGCGCAGTATGGTGGCGCATCCGTGCTACCGCATCGCGGAAAATGGTAAAGCATGGATTGAGCAGCGCTGGCATTTGCAAACCGGCACCTACAAGCAGGAGTTTGGTGCTACAGGTGGCTGGGCGATTGAGCGCATCGTGATGCCTAAGTCGCTTGGAGGTATCTGGCTAACGCTGCGGCCAAGAGAACGAGGTGGGGTTGACATAACATGCAGGCCAACGGTATGAGGCAATACGTCCTTGAGATTGAGTACACCATTGTGGTGGAAAGCGACAGCGACGATCCTGAGGCGGTGTCAGATGACTTTATTGCGCGGCTCACTGAGTTAGCGCCGTCTAATGACCACATCCTGGGCTTATCGGTCCAGGTGCTACCCATCCCCGAATTGCGTGGATCATTTGATTGATGGCTCCAACCTCGTATCAAAACGCAGCGCAAAGCATCAATTCAGGCAGCAGATTTTTGAAGCATGGCAGCACAAATGCGCTTATTGCGGCGTGCCGGCTGACACCTTAGATCACGTCAAGCCACGGCATAAAGGCGGCGCCACAGTTGCTAGTAATCTTGTCCCGGCATGTCAGAATTGCAACCGCAAAAAAGGAAGCGAGGAATGGCGGGAATGGTTTAATCGCCAGGAGTCATGGACTGTTGATCGCGTGCTAAAGATTCAGGATTGGTTGATTGATTTAACATCTGATGATAAAAGATAATCGCCTGCCAGTCTTGCGCGTGATCTTTGCACATTCCATTAAGGCACACGCGCCATACATCGCCGTGCCGTTCAATTGTCGGTTCCAAGCGGGGTACCTGTCAATGGATTGCTCATCAGCATACGGAGGCGCATGATGCCGCGTTGCTGGATGCTGTACAACCGCGTTTTGTTAATGCCTGTGACGCGCTCCAGCTCCGCCCATGTCATCGGCTGAGAAATCATGCGCGCCTTAAGGACTGACTGCGTTGTCTCATCAAGGTATTTGGCAAAATAACCCATCATCGTTTGAATATCCTGCCTAGTAGAGAAATCGTCTTCGTCATAAGCGGGATCTGCAATTGTTTCTGCAATGGTATTTTTTTCAGAGTCCGCAATATACTGGTCGAGGCTGGTTACGCGATAGCTTTGCCGCAGCAGCATTGACAGATCCTTCGGGTCCATGTCTAAATGCTCAGCTACCTGATTGGTGCTGGGTGCCTCGCCCAACTCGTGGCCAAGGTCTTGGATAGTGCGGTTGACTTTATACAGCATTTCATGCACACCGATCGGCAGCCTGATCATGGCGTCGTAGCTGATCAGTGCCCTAGTGATGCCCTGGCGGATCCACCAGTAGGCATAGGTTGAGAACTTGTAACCGCGGGTGGGATCAAACAGGTCCACTGCACGCGACAGGCCGATATTGCCCTCCTGGATCAGGTCCATCAGCTCAAGGGTTTTGTTCTGCCGCTTGTCGTACTTGCGGGCAATATGCACGACAAGCTGCAGGTTGGACTGAATGAACCGCTGCCGTGCGCGTTCACCGCTACGGACTTCTCGCTGTTCATCTTTTGTTAATGATCTCTCCAGCTGCTGCAGCTCTTTAAGCCTTGCGACACGTCTGCCAAGCTGTATCTCTTGCTGCGGTGTCAACAGTGGATATTTAGCGATACTGTTGAGGTAATCCTTGATTGAGTCAGACATGATGAATCCATTGGTTCATACGATAGAAGCACAATTTCACGGCGCTGCCAATGCTCAGATGTTGCGTGAGCTACACGAACGCGGTGATTTTAATGCAGTTTTGGAGTATGCACTGTTATTGGCAGAGCAAGAAGCCAGCCAGCGATCACAAATCAACTGGCTGGTTCGTGAGGCTGCTAGCTCATGCAGCGTCGAGCCTTGGCACTTGGCCGCGGCCAAGGAACTGCTTGGAGGCTGACACAAGTTGGTCGTTGTTGTAGCTGCCAGTAACGGCGTAGCTAAGTGCTGGCCGTTGGCTCATGCGGAAAAATACCATCTGACCGATCTTGAGCCCGGGGTAGATCGGCAGCGGCTGCAACTGCCGAGCATTTTTCAGCTCCAGCGTTAGCGCGCTGCCGTGCCAGCCTGGATCGGCGTAGCCGGCGTGCAGGTTCTCGTAGCCTTCACGCGCGCGGCTGGACTTTAGGAAGAACAGCCCGGCCACGTCCTCAGGCATAGCAAACGTCTCCATTGTTTGCGCCAAGATGAACTGCCCCGGCACCAGCTCATACGGATGCTCAGCGGTGTAATTTTTGATCGACAGCGGAATCATTTGGTGGGACTCCACTGACTCCAGCATGATCAGATCACCAAGCCTTAGGTCAAGGCTGGCAGGGTTGATCAGCTCCGGCTGGTAGTGCTGCACCATGCCCTGTTGAATCAGGCCATGGATTTCGGTATCACAGAGGATCATGTCTCAGTTGTGGTTTTTTGTTGACTGTGATGATGTCATGAGCTGGAACTTGCAGCTCATGTGGTTGAATGGTATACCAACGGCAATTGCAACTGTTGCATTTACGACGCCGAATAATGCCCTTGTCGGTGCTGTTGGTAGCGATCACGTAAGTGCTGTACCCGTTGCAGTTAGGGCATTTAACTTGAACCGCCGGCACGTCTAACTCGACTCATGGCATCGGACCTGAATTGTTTGCATGTGTCCTCCAGATCTTGGGCTAAAACTGTAGCAGAGCGCAACAGCGTAGTAAGTGTCACGGGCTTCATGTCACGATCAGTTGCATAGCGGATGGCATGACGAAAGCCTTGGCTGATGTTGCCGCCACCAAGTTTGCGGGCGGCTTCTATTTCTTCACGGCTCATGCGAATGTTTACCGTAAAGTTGCGGCCTTTACCTAACCGATCAGCCATTGCATATACCAATTAGCTTTGCGCAAATCTTGATCTGGGTTGCCTTTGTGTTCAGAGCGCCAGATGTATTTGATTACCTGGCCTTTGCAGTAACCGCGAAACTCTTCGGGCGTTAATGCTGCCTTCATCGCATCAATACATTCAATACCGCCTTGCGTGTAATGCGGCGGATGGTTAACTGAGTCAGTCATTGGCACCCTCCAGCTCGGCGGCGATGGCGAGCAGATCAGCGACATCAACCATGTAATCCTGTTCATCGTCGTCGTAGATGATGTTGTAGCCCAGTTGTTCGGCAGCAGCTCGCAGGGCACCTGCAATAGACGGTGCATCCATGAGACTTGGCACAGCACGAAAGCCATCTAGCACTGCCTGCGCGGCGGGGGAAAGGGTGCGGTCAGTCATTGATCAATTCCAGTGAGCAAGGACGGCTCGGGCGAAGGCGATCAGCAGGTCAGGATCACAAAGAAGACAGTTGCCCATAAGATCGTTGCCGAGATCTAGAAGCTCCTCATCCGTCGGCCCCTGCGGCTCGGGCTGGGCCAGTGCGCGGCGAATGGTGTCGGTGATCTCGGGTAAGTAGTGCGCGTCGCGCTCAATGGTGCCCAGCATTTGCAAGGCAATACTGTTCAACGTTTGAGGCTCGAGGCGGCGAGCGCTGCGGAGAGCGTTGGATGCCATCTCTCCGAACGGAATGCCAAGCGGGCTGGGAAGGCTTTTCATCTCTTCACAGCACGCATCCAATTCCTGGTCGGCACCCCATTGGGCGGCGCGAGCGGC